CAGGTTTTGTATTTACACATAAAGATACGTATGAAGATTTAATATGTATGATGCACGACCACAATAATGATAATAATATAACTTATGCAATACACATTTATGATGATTATATGCCTTATGGCACTTGGTATGGTAATGTATTAAAATTTAAAGAAAGTAGTTTAATTTTAGATTATAATTATTTAGGTAAAACATTTGAACACGAAATATTTTATAAAGATTTAAATTTTATGTTTAAAAATGGAGAAAAAGTTTTAGGTATGAATGATGTTTTTTTAACTAAAGAAAAAACAAATCGTACTGTAAGGTCTTATGTATAAACAACAAAAACAAATAACAATGAGTAAAAAAGAAGAAACAATATATTGTGGTAGTGGTAAAGTTATTAATCCTAAATGGCTTAAAGTAACTATTAATCCAAGTAAATTAGCTGATTACATACAAGAATATAATGGTAACAAATTCATTAAACTAAATATTAATTTAAAAGATGAAGCTGACCAATATGGAAAAGATGTAAGTATTAGTGTAGATACTTGGAAACCAGATGCAGAAGCACCTAAAGCTGAAGCAAGTAATACTTCAAACGATTTACCCTTTTAAGTATTATGAAACAATCAAAAATCTTAACCGCATTGGGTTTGAGTTCGTTGGATATACAAAATATGTTGATGAACGGACAAACGATGCCAGAGATAGCAAAGAAGTATAATATTACATATATTTCATTGGTACAGGCATTTAAAATCCAAAAGAAAGATTTTAAGTATATTGATTATATACAACCAAAAGAAGAAGTGAAGGATATTAAAAACGTATCCTTCACATTCGATAAACTATATACAGAAGAATCACTTAACGAAGAAGAGCTACTTGCTTATTATAAGTATGAAGCTAAAAACAAAGCATATTATGGAACACAATAGCGATTTTAAATATGATTTACAACTTGGGTTGAAAGGTGAAGGTTTAGTTGCTAATATGCTATCTAATAAAAAGATAGAGGTTAAAACTGATTTTCAAGCTAAAGATACTGGTAATGTTTTTATAGAATATAAAAGCAGAGGTAAGTTAAGTGGAATATCAACAACTCACGCAGAATGGTTTTGTTTTGTTTTATCAAATGAAAATATAATATTTGTTGATACAATTAAATTAAGAAATATATGTAGGGTGTATTTAAAAACAAATAGAGATATAAAAGGTGGAGATGAAAACACCTCTAACGGAATATTATTACCAATCAAACAATTAATTAAATTATGAAAGAATTACCATATTTTAAATTTTATCCTAATCAATGGATTACAGGCAGTATATCATTTATGGACTTAGATGTTCAAGGTGCATTTATGAAAGTTTGCTGCTACTACTGGAGCAAAGAATGTAAAGTTTCAAGAAAACAAATTAAAACACTAATACCTAAACAATGGAGTGCTTTAGTAGATGCTGAGCTATTTAAGATAGAAAATGAAACTATTAGTATTAAATGGTTAGATGAACAATACCAGCAACGCTTAGTAGAACACAAGCGAAATGTAAGCAACGGAAAGAAGGGGGGCTTAAGCAGGGCTCAAGCATTAAGAAAAGAAAAGAAAAGAAAAGAACCTTATATGTCAACCGATAGTATAAACCAATACTTAAAAGAAAAACAAGATGCTGATAAATAAAGAAGAACAACTTAAGTATCTATTTGCTTTTAAAGAAGGTAAGATTAAAAAAGGTTTAGAAATTGGAAACGAATTAGATAAATGGTTTGTTCATAAACCAAAAGGTTCTTTTACTGTTGTTGTTGGTATGGATAATGTAGGTAAAACTAATTTTATGTTATGGTACTTTTTATGCTTAAGTGTTAAACATAATGTTAAATGGTGTATCTGGTCTGGAGAAAATAGTGCTGGACAATTAACAAGAGACTTAATTCAAATGTATGCACAATGTAAATTAAGTGAATTAACAAAATTAGAAATAGAAAACTATAATAATAAAATTTCAGAATGGTTTACGTTTGTTAGTAATAAAAAAATGTATAACCATAAAGATTTACTTAAAATATTTAAAGAAAGCAATTGTGATGCTTGCGCTCTCGACCCATTTACAGGATTAAACCACGATAGAAAAACAAATCAATGGGAGCGTAATTATTTAATATGCAATGATATTAGAGATTTTTGCAACACAACAGGTAAATCAATATATGTAATGACTCATCCAATGACAGAAGCAGCAAGAAGAGTTTATCCACCAAATCACGAATACGCTTCATATATACAACCAGCAAGAAAGAGTGATGTTGAGGGCGGCCAAGTGTTTGCAAATCGCTGTGATGGATTTTTAAGCATTCATAGATTCATAAATTCTCCTGAGTTATGGATGATGACACAAGTAAGAGTAGAAAAAATTAAAGACCGAGAAACTGGTGGTAACTGCACACTACAAGACCCTTTGTGTTTTGATTACAATAGTGGATTAGGTTTTACAATTGGTGGTAATAATGTATTAAAACAAAAACAATGAGATATACATATAAAAACATACAAGAGTTTATAAATTATAAAACTTGGAGTAATAAAAAAAAGATAGATACACTTTTAGAAATAGATTGCAGTTTGTATGCACACTTAGGTACTGATTCTACTAAAGCAGAGAAAGAAGAAGTAAAAAGAAAAAGCATAGAGATATATAGAACTATTAAAACATTAGATAAAAAACTTGGTGATGAATTACTTTACTCAGAAGATTTAAAACAATGACAGATTTAGATTATACAATAACAAAGAACAAATTAGAAATATTGCTTTTAAAAGCTCAAGAAGGTTTAAAGGTGGGTAAGGTAACGCAAAGTAAATTGGATGCTGTAGAAACGCTGCAAGATAGTTTAAAATGTATGTTAGAGCTTCGTTTAATGTTAGATGAAATGAAAAACAAACAAACATTATTAACAATGCAAAATGTAAAAGCATATAAAGAAACTGCTGAACTAAAGAAAAAATTTAATACATTTAAAAAATGAAAACTATATTATTAATGTTAATCACATCACACATAACCAGTTTTATCTCTGGTGCTTTAATTGTCGTGATAATAAAAAAATATTTTGAAAAGTAAAAAGAGAACATTAAATGAATACAGACAAACTAAGGACTCTCACTACCGTAGCGTTGATTCTCCTGTTGAGTACAACATTGCTTTTTTGTGTAGAGTATATACTAATGATGCTGAACTTGGAGCAGTAATTAGAAAACATTTTCAAAAGATATAACGCATTGTATAAGGTGCGTTTTAATGCAATTTATACCTTGTTGTTCATAGTACGGATTCTTAACGAAAAAACTAAATGGAAGTAAAAGAAATAACATATAAACAAGCTATGAAATGGTGTTTAGAAAAACACTACGCTAAAAGAAAACCTATGTATCAATTTGCTTATGGGTTAATTATTAAAGGCAAAATAGAAGGTGTTGTTGTTTATGGCAGACCACCAGTACAGATAGAGAAGAATGTTTTTTTAGAGCCTGTAAAAAGTGATTACAAAGTATATGAACTAACAAGGTTAGTAATACAAACAAAACAAAAAAATGCAGCATCTTTTTTAGTTGGAAACAGTTTGAATATGCTACCTAAAAATAACATTGTAGTTAGTTATGCTGATAGTGGCATGAATCATTGTGGTATAGTTTATCAAAGCACAAATTGGATATACACTGGAGGAAATAAAGCACACGACTGCGAATATATTGTAGATGGTAAAAAAATGCACCCCAAAACTATAACAGAAAGATTAGGAATAACAGCAATAGCTAAATGGGCAAAGGAGAATAATATAGAAAGGATAAAACCAAAAATAAAATACAGATACTTTTTTATAAATGCTGACAAAAGAACTAAAAAAGATATGATTAAAAAACTTAGATACCCTATAATAAAAGACTATCCTAAATGTGATAAGCAAATGTATGATGTTGGTAAAAGTATATTAATGAATTTTCAAGAAATGAACGTTCAACAATCACTATTTTAGTATTATGCATAACAAATAAATAAACAGAGTAAATAAATATGAGTTTAAATGCAAATCAAAAAGGTAAAAGATTCGAGTTAAAAATTGCAAAAGATTTAGCTAAGCGTTTTAAAACAGATATAAAAAGGACACCTAATTCAGGCGGCCTCAGCTTTAAAGGAGATATTTTGACTACAAGTGGCATACTATCTGAATATAGTTGGGAGTGTAAGAACCAAGAGAAATTAAATATCTGGAAAGCATTAGAACAAAGTGAAGGTGATGCAAGAGGAACACTAAAAACACCAGTAGTAGTGTTTACTAAAAATTTTGAAGATGATTACATTGCATTAAAATACGATGATTTCGTAAATATACTTCTTGAATTAGATGAGTACAGAAGTAAATAATATATTGCACCTCTTAGTAAGAGATGAAAAAACTTGGCTAAGTATGGCTGAGGAAATAAGCAGCAATAGTAAAATACCAGCAAAAGATTTATTACACGACTTCTACATAGCTTTACATAGTAAAATTGATAGTGGTAAAGTAAAAATTAACGATATTCTATATAACGATTCTTTAAATAAAGCGTTTATATATAAGATGATGCACAATATATTCATTGATACAATAAGAGTTGATAAAGATTTACTAATTGATAAAGACCTAAAAAACATTATAGAAGCAGACAATACAAAGTATGTAGATATAGAAAAAGTAGTAGATGATATAGTAAATGAATTTTACTGGTTTGATAGAAAGTTATTTAACTTATATAGAAAGAAATTCCACAGTATTAGAAAACTATCTGCAGCAACTAATATATCTCACGTAGTTGTATGGAGAACTATAAACAATTGTATTAAAGAAATTAAAAAAAAAATTAATGAAGACTGTTAATAGCATATCAGGAGGTAAAACCTCAGCTTACATAGCAGCTAATTACAAAGCTGACTACAATGTTTTTAGTTTAGTTAGAACTGATGACAAAAACTGTATCTATCCAGATGCAAAAGTAAGGCAGTTAGTATCTGATAAATTAGGAGCTGAGTTTATTGGTACATTAGAAGATGATGTTATCATTAACACTATTTTAGATTTAGAACAGTTTATAGGTCAGGAAATACATTGGGTAACTGGCAAGACATTTGATAACATTATAACTCGAAAAAATGGAACTAAATACTTGCCAAATAAAATATCAAGATACTGTACCACAGAACTAAAAACAATGCCTGTTTTATATTGGATGTATGATGTAATTAAAGAACCAGTTATAATGCGTTTTGGTTATAGAGCTAATGAAACTAATCGAGCTAAAACTATGTTAAGCAAAACAGATGAAGAAGGTTACACAAAAGTAAAAGCAACATTTAGTAAATTAAAAGATGGTAGAAACAGTTGGCAAGAAATGAGATATTGTCAACCAGAATTTCCATTAATAAATGATAATATTTACAAAGACAATATAGAGGAGTATTGGAGGGATAAACCAGTTAGATTTGCATATATGAATAACTGTGTTGGTTGTTATTGGAGAAGCCCTTTATTATTAAAAAAAATGAGTGACAAGCATCCAAATAAAATGCAATGGTTTGCAGACCAAGAAACAAGTAAAAGCAAATGGAGAAGCGATGTTATGTACAAAGATGTAATTAAATGGAAAACACAAACTGAATTATTTGATGATGATTTTAACAGTTGTGATTCTGGGTATTGTGGATTATAAATAAATAAAATGAAGAGTAAAGGACTTGGCGACACAGTAGAAAAGATAACAAAAGCCACAGGCATAAAACAAGCTACTGATTGGATATTTGATAAGATAGGTAAAGATTGCGGATGTGATGCAAGAAAAGAAAAGTTAAATAAATTATTTCCATACAAAGTAGAATGCCTCAACGAAGAAGAATATATATACTTAAAAGGATTCTTTAGCATTAATAAAAACATAGTAAACAACATAGAACAAAAACAACTATTAACAATACACAATAGAGTATTTAACACCAACAAACAAAGCTCAAGTTGTGGTAGCTGCGTTAAAGGTTTAGTAGATACTATGAGGAGATTATATAATGAATATGAATACGAAAGAGAAAGCAAAAGCAATTGAAAGAAAGCTATTAATGTTTTTAAAAAAATACAGTGAAAATACAGTGAAAAATGTCAAGAGAACAAAACTTAAAAAGTTGGACTAAAGGTCAATCAGGTAATCCTAAAGGTAAACCAAAAGGTGCTAAGAACAGAAGCACAATTTTAAAAGAAATAGCAGAGCTTAGAACAAAAGGCATACATCCAGTTACTGGTGAAGAAGTTTGGATGACTAATGAATATCGTATGGCTATGGCTGTTATAGAAAAGGTTATACAAAAAGGTGATGCACAAGGTTTGAATATGGTGTTAGATAGTATCTATGGCAAACAAAAAGATTCTGTTGATATACACACCTCAGAAGAAGTAAACCACGATTTTAGAAATATCATTGCACGGATTAAAGCTCAATAAAAAGTATTTAGTATTAGATGAATCATTTGCACGTTACTTTATTGTAACTGGTGGCAGAGGTTCAGGTAAATCATTTGCTGTTAACTCAGTACTATTACTATTAACTTATCAAGCTGGACACACAATACTATTTACACGTTACAC